CGCTGACGGATACGGCGGTTTTTATTCCGCCTCTGGCTTGGCTTATACTTGTTGGGCAAAGGTAACTAACCAAAGCGGCACGCGTCAAAATAGCGAGGACCAAATGGTTATTAAAAACCAATGGGAGGTTATTATTAGAGACAACCCGTTAGTTACAATCACAAAGGCTATGTTTTTAACTTACGCGGGTCAAACGCTTATAATTGATTCAATTATTGACGTCAACGAATATGACCGCATGATTAAAATTATAGCTAAAGAAAGGAAATAAAAATGCTAAGTATTGAGTTCAATAAGCAAAGTTTAAACGCGTTTTATAAGTATTTAAAAGACTTAGAGGGCGACGTTGCGGACTATGTGCGTGCAGAAATTGAAGACTCAATATTGGCAATCGAAAGCGATGCGGCAAGCGACGTTCGCGTTGATACTGGCGCCCTAAAAAATAGCATTCAATCGACCCCAATTAAGGTAAGCAAAAACGAAATAACGGGAGGCGTTGAGGTTGGCGCCGAATATGCGCCTTACGTTGAGTTTGGAACTGGAACCCGCGTAAAGGTACCAAGCGAGTTAAGCGCTTTTGCCTCTGAGTTTATAGGCGACGGGATTAAAGAATTAAACTTACAAGCGCGACCGTTCTTTTATCCAGCGGTTTGGAAACAACGCCAAGAATTGCCAAAAAATATAGAACGGACTTTGATTAAATTATTTAATAAATAGAAATGAGAAATATTAAACCATTTGTCCGCAAAGCTTATTGGACGGCGTTAAATAATACGATTACTTATAAAGGTGCTTTGGTACCTTGTTACGATACTTTTGCGCCAGATAATGCGCTTTTTCCTTATATATTAATAGGCAGCCAGACGCAAGCCGACGACAAAGACAACCAAGAATTTAACTACGTCACAACAATCGTTTTGGACGTTGTTACGGCTGCGATTGCGCCATATGGGAGACTAGACGCCGATAGCATCGCCGACGCCATTTTACAGATTGTTTGCCTTTACCCAGAAAATTATTTACAACTGCAAGTTGGCAAAATTGTGACGGCTAAATTGTTGCAACAGACCAGCCTATCTAATATAACCGACACTAACGTTGTGCATAGGGAAATTTTAACGATTGAGAATTGGATAGATGGCCAAGGTTAACGGGACAACGCTTTTTGTTTTAGTAGGCGAGCAAAGAATTGCCAAATCAAAAGCTTACGAGTTGAGCGTTGAAATGGAAAAATTAGATTCCGTTTCAAATGCCAACGGAATGTTTACCGACCATATTAGTAAAATTGGGTCTTGGTCAATATCTACGGACTCGCTTACCATTTACGACGGCTATTCCTACGGCGAACTTTATAACTTGTTAATAACTAAACAACGCGTTTGGGTTTCTATTGGCTCAGAGACAAACACTATTTTTTTAGGCTTGGCAATGGTCGAATCTTTAACTCAATCGGGAGAAATGGAAGGCGTTGCCAGCTTTTCGGTAAGCTTTAAAGGTGTTGGCGAATTGTATAAAACAGACCTCCCAGCCGAGCGCTTTATTATCGATGAATTATTTGAAACAATTATAGACCAAGATTCCAATTTTCTAGTTTATACCTAAACACACGGCCAAAAAAAATTTATACGTTTGCATTTATTTAAAGACCTTTTATTTTTAAAAAAAAATCGAATTAAACCCCTAAAAATATGGCTACTCTTGGCAAATTTAACGGCACCCTTTTAAACGTTTACCTTGATAACGTAATGATTGGATGCGCAACTAGTTCTGAATTATCCGTTAACGTTGACCTTGCCGACGCAACTTGTAAGGACGACGGAGGCTGGGCAGACCACATCGCTGGCCTACGCGACTGGTCTGTTTCTACCGACGGCTTGGTTGCATTTGACGACACAAACAACGTAGGCGACATTTACACGCTCCTAAGCGGCCGTACGGTTGTGGCTTTGAAATTTACTACCAACATTACTGGCGACCTAGTATTTTACGGTAACGCAAGCGTTGCATCTATCAGCGTATCGGCTGAAATGGAGGCCGCGGTTACTTATTCCGTAGAATTTACGGGTAAAGGTCCTTTACTAAAAGCAACCGTAGTACCAGCCTCAACTTAATTTTTGCTAACTTGCCCGTATGAATTATACTGGGAGAACAACTGTTAATATTAATGGTAGCGCCTATCCTCTTAAATTTGGGATGGGCGCACTAATCCATTTTAGCGAAAACCAAGGTTATGACGTTCAATTAACCATTGAGCAGCTTACAACCACGGGAGTAAATCAAATTAAATCAATTTCTAAATTTGTTTATTCGGCTCTTTATGTTGAGGCGATATTTAAAGACAAAGAATTAGATTTAACTTTTGAGGATATTATTGACTGGGTAGACATGACTAACCCAGAGGAACTAGGCAAGGTAATGCAAACAATTATCTTTGGCTTGTCGGCAATTACTCAAGTTGAATTACCAGCGCAAGAAGGCGCAAAAAAAAAATAACTTTTAACGATATTTGGCACTATGCCATTGGGGAGTTGGGCCTATTGCCCGACTCTTTTTATTTTATGTCGTTTGCCGAATATCAGTCAATCGCCTACGGTCACCAAATGCGAGAATCTAAACAAGAGAATTTATTTAGGTCTATTTGGGTGCAGCTAAACAACGTAAACGTTACAAAGAAAAGCGACCTAATCCGTAAGCCAGAAAAGTTTTGGAAAATCCCGTTATTGGATGCCAAACCCGTTAAGATACCAACGCCAGAGGAAAAGCAAAAAGCCTATGAAATTGGACTAACATGGCAAAACCTTAAATTTGAGCAAGAAGCCATTTTCGACACGATAACAAAGAAAATACAATGAGCGCAAAATTAAACGTTGACATTGTCGCGCAGCTAAAGGATTTTAATAAGGCAATGACCGAGTTAAAATCGGAGGTTGGCGATTTAAATAAACAAGTTAATAAGGGCAACCAAGACGGCATTAAATCAACTAACGCGTTGTCTGGAGCATTTAGTAGCCTTGGCAAGACAATGGGCGGTTTGTTTGCCGCTGATATGTTGTTAAACTTTGGCAAGGCAGTCATTGCAACAACTGCGGAATTCCAAAAAATGGAGGCCGTTTTAGCGACAACTTTGGGGTCTAAATCGGCGGCCAAGGTAGCAATGGACCAGATTGTTGATTTTGCGTCAAAAACACCTTTTCAAGTTGCTGAGTTAACCGATTCATTTGTTAAGCTTGCCAATAGAGGTTTTAAGCCAACGTTTGACCAAATGACCTCTTTAGGTGACCTTGCTTCGTCAACTGGCAAATCGTTTGACCAGTTAACCGAAGCGGCTTTGGACGCAATGACTGGAGAATTTGAGCGTTTAAAAGAGTTTGGAATTCGTGCAAGTAGCGAAGGCGACAAAGTTAAATTTACTTTTAAAGGCGTAACGACTGAAGTACAAAAAACAGACGAAGCGATAAAGGATTATTTGATAAGCTTGGGAAATGCTGAAGGGGTGAGCGGTTCAATGGCTGCAATTTCGGCAACTGTTGGCGGTCAAATTTCAAACTTAGAGGACAATTTTTCCCAATTACAATTGGCAATCGGTTCGTCATCGAGCGGTTTAATTTCTAGCTTTTTAGATTTAAGTAATACAATTCTTGGCGATTTAGTAACCTCTTTAAATTCAGTTAACACCGTAGCGCAAGCCGCTGGGGATAGTGGTTTAGAAGCCTTTGGCCGCCAGTTATTGTCTTTTATTTCCCCAGCCTATGCGGCACAATTGGAAGGCGTTGCGATAGGTTTAAAAGCTATTGAGCGCGCGTCTGTTGAATCTGAGGAAGCTTTAAAAAAAGAAAACGAAACAAAAGAAGTTTCTGCAAAAATCAGCGACGAATTAGCAAAACAATTAAAAAAAGAACACGACCAAAAAATTAAGCAACTTAGAAAAGAGGCAGAGGAATTTTTAAAGACTCAAAATTTAACGCTTGGTAAAGTAGGCGAACGAAATGCGTTTAGCGGCCAACAAACGGACGTCACTAAGCAAATGAGTCCAGAGCGTTTGCAAATGGTCGAAAGCGCCTCGGCTAGTATTTTGGCAATGAATAAGCAAATTGCGTTAACAATGCCAGGAATTATAATACCAGAGGACGCGGTTGCAAGGCTAGAGGCTTATAATTTAGGCCAAACTCAATTGGCTAACGAAACGGCTTTGGTTGCGCAAAACATGGGCGCCGCTTTAATGGTTGGCGATTTATTCGGACAAACTTTAGGACAACTTGCCGAGACTGGTAAAATAAGTTTCCAAGGCATTTTTGATGCGCTTAAACAAATGGTCTTGCGATTTGCTGCGGCAATTGCTGCGGCCGTAACTTTAAACATTTTAACGGGCGGCGCGGTAATGTCAGCGGGTAAAGCTGCGGGCGCTAAGAGTGGTTTTGGAGCGTTGTTAAAAGGCGGCAAAAGCCTTGGTATTGGAGGCTTAACCCCATTTGCCAACGGTGGTATTGTAAGCGGTCCAACGTCGGCGCTAGTAGGCGAATACACGGGAGCCAGAACAAACCCCGAGGTTATTGCGCCTTTGTCTAAACTACAAAATATGATGGGCGGAAATGTTACCTTTACGATTAGCGGCGACAATCTAGTTGGCACGCTAAACCGAGCAAATAAAACACGGGCGAGAAAATTCTAAGCAATGGCATACGGTCTAAAATACACGATACCTTTTAAAGATATTGACAACTATTCCAACGTAGTAGAAATTTACCAAGACGGCTTTGTTGGAACGTCAACGGAATTGATTGCAACCGACCAACCAGCGACGCACAAATACGAGCGCGAAGACAACGAGGACATAACGTCCTCTATTATGTCGGCAACGCTTACGATTTCGTTTTATTCGACTGACGTTACAGACTTTAGGAATTTCTTTAGCTACTCGGACCGCGAGTTTTTAGTTGTGCATAAATTCGACGGAAATGTTGTCTTTAAAGGCTACTTACTAAACGACATTACTGGCGAGCCATTCCAAAACCCGCCTTACCCCGTTGTCGTAACTGCGACCGACGGATTGGCGCAATTAAAAGAGATTAGCCTAACGGGACCAAGTGAGGACACCGATTTAGGAACGCTTATTTTTGACCAATTAAATACGCTAGAATTAGAGTTAGATTTTGAGGTTTGTAACGACCTTTACGAGGGTCTAGTAATGGACAATACGTTATCCATTTTTGCGCAAGCTGAGGGCGATAATTTAAAGGTGCAAGAGTTTACGTTTGACGAATTAGAATTAAACGCATTTGATTTCTTGCTAGAAATTTGTAAAACAATGGGTTGGGTTTTGTTTCAAAGAGACGGCCGCTGGATTATTCAGCGCGCAATATCTCGAAACATCGACACGACTGTTATTTATATCCATGACTGGGACACCTACGCCGTAAAGGAAAGTTTTGTTAACAATCCAGCCACGGCGATAACTGGCTGGCAAGCCGTTAATGTTCCGATTAATAACTTTAGAGATATAACGTACGGGAATGGATTATTTGTTAGTGCATTTAGTACAATTTCATACTCAACTGACGGCATTAATTGGCAAAATGTTTCTGGCAGTTATCAAATTTCATACCTCACTTTTGCCAACGGTTTATTTGTTGGAGTAGGTTACTCAGTTGTTGGCTCTCCAGGTGTTCCAACTGGGTATGCGGCAACGTCAACAGATGGAATTAATTGGACTGCTAGAACACCAGCGGCAAATAATTGGTGGCAAGCCGTAGCGTATGGAAATGGTTTATTTGTTGCGGTTGCTAGAACGGGAACGGGTAATAGAATAATGACCTCGCCAGATGGCATAACTTGGACATCAAGAAATAGCGGGAACAGTCCAGATTTTAGTGGCGTTTCTTACGGAAATGGTATTTGGGTTGCAGTTGCAAATGGTGGAACTGGTGGTAAAACTTATACATCCGTTAATGGAATTAGTTGGACAGAACGCGCAACCTTTTTTAATGCTGATAGTATACATTTTGCAGAGGGAAAATTTGTAACTGGGTTTCATTACTCAACAGATGGATTAAATTGGTCAAATGCAATAAATGGTTTAAATGCTTTAGCAATAACTTACGGTAACGGCTATTTTGTCGGGGTTCAAACTAGCGGAGTAAATAGATTTTATTATTCATCCGATGGCATAACATGGACGGGAACACCAGCCGCATCAAATGCAACTTTTGAATCTATTGCCTTTGGAGAAAATACATTTGTAACTGGCGCAACCTCTGGAACTAATCTTATAAATATTAATTATTTTGAGGGTTATGAAAGCGAAGAGGTTGGCGACCAAGACAACGAGGACACAACATGGATACCCGTACAAGGTGACCAGCTTTTGCAGTACCAGAGACCAATTAAAAAGCTAACGCTAACCCAAGGAGACTTGGGGCAATCTGTTATTGCTAATGGCGAAAACTTAAACGAGGATTCTTGGTTTTTGGAAGGTCCTTATAAGCCTTACGACTGGACAATTACGCCAGACCCCGACACGGCAGTAATACAGATTTTTCCTAATAACATTCCGTCCCAAACTGGTTACGACGATGAACAAGGCGTTTCGTGGGATATTAGATTTATGGCTAACGGCGAGGATACGGACCAGCCAATTACATCAAAACCCGTTTTCTTGGACTTTGCTGGCCTTAGCTTAGATTTAGAAATAGACATAAATTATTCAACGTTAGCAAGTGGTTTGGCTATTGCAGTTCGTCACGTTGATTCTGGCGGGACCGACCGCTATTTGGGGACTACTATTGTTGGCAGTTTAAACCTTTTGGCATGGGACGAAGCTTATAATACTTTTGTATTTTATTCTACAAAGGACGACGACACGCGAAAATTTAAACTTTCGTCTTTTGTCTTACCTACGGCTGGGTTTTTGTCAATTGAATTAAAGTATTTTGGCACAACTGGAAGCGCAGTCGTTACAAGCGCAAAGATAATTCCAACGTTTGAAGGCAAAAGAAACCCAAGTAGCGTTGCAAAAGTTTACGAGACGGCCCGCGCTTATACAAGTATCCGAAAGGACGATTTAGTATTCAGCGACCTAGTAATTACGGCGTCCAAAAACTGGCTAAGAATTGGCGAATTGCCCGCAATTGTCTTTGTTGAGAAATCCCTAGCGGCTACGCCTAACATTATTCAAGTGCCAAGCGGCGCGGTTACTCAAGTAAACAGATTAACGGACACACTTGGCGCCAATACGCTAGATTTTACTGGCGGTGTTGTTAATGGTCAATATCAACGCCAATTTGTTGCGGCCTCTGGCTTTACTATTTCTAGCACTTTTATTTTGGT